GGAAGCTAGAAAGAACTGTGATAGGTTAGTTGTAGGATTGCAAACCGACCCATCTATTGATAGGGAAGATAAGAACAAACCTATACAATCAGTATATGAAAGATACGTTCAATTATCGGGCGTAAAGTATGTGGATGAGATTATTCCATATGACACAGAACAAAGTCTAGTAGACTTATTACAATCGCAAGAGATTGATATTAGGTTTATTGGAGAGGACTACAGGGACAAAGGATTCACTGGTGATGACTTGCCCCTACAAGTATTTTATACTAATCGACAACACTCATTTTCAACTTCAACATTGAGAAGAGTAATAATGCGAGAAAATAGTTAGTATAAATAGAACCGTAATATGATAATATATTACATATAACCGTATCTGAATAGATACAAGGAGAAAATAATGATTATTAAATCATCTAAAAAATCAGAGGTAGCAGCTGTTCTTGCTACATTAGAAATCGGCAAAACATACAGTATACAAGAAATTGTTGATACAATCAAACAAGTATGTAATCACAAAACCGATACCACAAAATCCTTTGAAATGGTTTCTGGAAACTATGTAGGTGCAACATTCCCATTAAATGAACTTTACGTTGATATGTCTTATCAACGCAGAATACGTCTTACAAAGATTATCAACAAACTAAAAGCAGTAGGTGGATTTGATAAGGATGTTGCCGGTGCAGTTGATATTGCTTATCGTCCATGTTCAGGCAAAAACTATGTTTGGGATGGATTGCGTAGATGTATCATGGTAGGAATGTGTGGTGGAGATAGAATTACTGCTTCCCTATACACCCACCCAGCAAATCTTTATGACGATGAATGTAGAAAATCAGAAGCTAGATTTTTCAAAATTAGAAATGCAGATTCGGAAACAATGTCGTTTGAGGAAATCTTCAAATCAAGAGTTTCCTATGAAGAGTCTATTGCAATCGCACAACTTAAATTGTTGAAGGAATGTGGATTGGATGTTGAAGGATTGAATCCACAAGGTACACAATTGGGTGGGCTTCGTGCATTTGACGAAATCTACAACAAAATTCCTAGTGAAACAATTATTAATGCATCTAAAATTTACACATATGCATTTAATAACCAACCACAAGTTCTTGGATATGGTCTTGCTGGACTTGCTACATTATTAAATACAGAAGGTTTTGAAGACCACTATGATTATGATGATGTTCGTGATGCTCTAAGAGAGTATGCAAAAACTAACAAACCCAATACAATTACAAATCCTAGAATTAACTCTGCAGCTTTCAAATCTATTGCATATAATATTGCAACAAAGGTATTGAAAGACCAGAATGGTTTGAAATCAGCTCTGTTAGATAGTGAACAAATGGAAGTTATGGAGTCTTTTTAATGAATCTCTTTGAGATAGGTGAAAAACAAAAACTTCAAAAGACTGTTAGGGTACTCTGGTATCCTAACATTACTTTCCAGAAGGACTTGGAGAAAGATAGTTATATCCAAGTTGTCAAGAATCAGATTAAACTTCTGAATGAAATTCGTGATGACTTGTGGCATTATATGATTCTTCCTTGTCCAGTTCCCTCGTTGCAGTTTGATAATGTAACGCAGTGGTACATGGACTTCGAAACGTACCCTCAGACCATGCGCTCTAATTTTCGTGTAGATGTAGTACGAAAGATGCTTAATAATAGTCTAGATTTTGATATTGTTATGTCACACTTACCAGAACATACACACCAACTTACTAATACACTCTATAATGTAACACACCATATGCCTCCAGTGATGGGATATTCTCATTGGTTCGACCTAAAAGATGTTGTTGCATGGCCTAAAGATAGTTTCCTACAAAACATGACTGGGCTATTAGAGTATGATAGATGTTATATCAATACACAGGCACAAAAGGACTTGGTGATTGAACAAGCATCAGAAACATTCAACACTAAAACTATTATCAAATTAGATGATATATTGACTGTTCAACACTTAGGTGTTAAGGAAGAGGATATTGTTGATAGTATCAATGAGAACCCAGAAAAGATTATTGTATTTAATCACAGGCCTGATACATACAAACACTTCAAAGAATTTATCGCCTTGACTGATGAGTTGTGGGAAATACGACAGGACTTCAAAGTTTGGATACCTCTCTTAGATAAACCTAATCGTGATTATGTTGTAACAACAAAGTTTGATAAACAGGGATACTATAAAGAACT